CATGATCAAAATCATCAAGGCAGACGACCGCCTCAAGGCCGTACCCAAGATCAACATCGCCCTGTTCGGCCCTGCCGGCGTGGGCAAGACCACGCAGGCTCGCACCCTCGACCCGAAGACCACCCTCTTCGTGGACCTGGAAGCCGGCACCCTCGCCATTCAGGACTGGCCGGCAGACGTCATCGACGTCCGCGATGTCGCCCAGACCTTCGGCAAGTATCCGTGGGAAATCGCCCGCGCCCTGGCTCTGTATGTCGGTGGTCACGACCCCAGCGACGCCACCGGTCCGTACTCCAAGCCGGTGTACGACGCCGTCTCCTCCGCCTTCTCCAACATCGACCTCAACAAGTACGACACGATCTTCATCGACTCCATCACGGTCGCTGGTCGTGAGTGCTTCAAGTGGGCGAAGGTCCAGCCGGAGACGTTCAACCGCGAAGGCAAGCCCGATACTCGCGGTGCTTATGGTCTTCTGGGCCAGGAGATGATTCGCTGGCTGACCCACCTCCAGCACTCCAATAAGTCCATCATCCTGTCGGGCATCCTCGACCAGGAAATCGACGACCTCAAGCGCGTGTCGTGGAATCCCCAGATTGAAGGCTCCAAGACCGGCCGTGAGCTGCCGGGTATCTTCGACCAGGTGATCACCCTCCAGAACTTCAAGAACGAGGACGGCTCGATGTACCGCGCCTTCTGCTGCCAGCAGCAGAATCCGTGGGGCTACCCCGCCAAGGACCGCTCTGGTCGCCTCGACCTGCTTGAAGCTCCCGACCTCGGTGCGCTCATCAAGAAGATCCGCCTCGGTAAGCGTGTCGATACCAACCTCGTCCGCACCATTCCCGCTTCCACCCCCAATACCAACACCAAGTAATACCAAGATATGAGCATGTTCTCCCCCACCTCCGGCGCCGGTTCGGCTCCGGAACTCATCCCCAACGGCACCCTGGCGTGGGCGTTGATCACCATCGGCGGCGCGAAGCAGTCGAAGTCCAGCGGCGGCACCTACTACCCGGTGACGCTCACGGTCATCGGCGGCGAACACGAAGGCCGCAAGGTCTTCGACATGATCCCCGACGTGCAGGATGACCGCAACGGCGAGAAGTGGCGCAAGATGGGCATCACGTCCATCACCCGCATCTTCGAGTCCAGCGGTCACTTCAAGCCCACCGACCCGAAGTCCTACGAGGCGTTCAACGGCAAGGACACCCTCACGATCATGAACTTCATGGACGGCCAGCGCGTCGCCATCAAGGTCAAGGTCGAGAAGAACACCGACCCGGCGTACGCCGACAAGAACAAGGTCGGCGAATGGCTGTCGCCTAACCCCGCCTCTGGCGGCTACCGCGACTTCCAGAAGCTGGTCGCCGGCCAGTCTGGCGTCGTCGAGCAGGCTCGCGCTGCGGCCTTCTCCGCTCCGACTCCGACCGCCGCTCCGGGCTGGGTGAAGACTCCGTCTTCCTCCAATCCGTTCTAATACGTCCTACTCCAGGCGTCCCTTGAGAAAGTTGCTGACAATTCTGAATAATATGTCAGCATCTTCTCAAGGGACGCTTGTCCTTTTGCTCTTTAAAACACAGGGTGAGAGCGGGACGACAACCTGGCCGTCGGTCCAGACACTTCCGTCCACGCTCGCAGCGGTGACGCAGATGTTGGGTTTGCCTCTCCCGCCGCCCCCCTCTTTCCGCGTTAGCGGGAAACTACAACGGCTCCCCTCCCTACCGAAAGGCACAGGGGAGTCTTCCCTTTCACGATGAAGCTCCGACCTAGGCAGGTGGACTTTGTCCATAAAATCAACTACGCCCTTAACGACAAGGGCAACACGCTTGGCGTCGCCCCTACTGGGGCGGGCAAGACCGTTATGCTTTCCGCCGCCATCAAGGCCGCCGGGAAAGGCAAGACAATCGTCCTCCAACACCGCGACGAACTGGTCGCCCAGAACCGGGCGACCTACCGGCGCATCGACGCCGACACGCCGACCGACATCTACGCCGCCGACCGCAAACGCTGGTCGGATGGCGTCACCTTTGCGATGGTTCAGACCCTAGCCAGGGAAGACAACCTCGCCACTATGCCGCCTGTGGATCTGCTCGTCATCGACGAAGCACACCACGTCGCAGCCGAATCCTATATCCGCATCGTCGAGAAGGCGAGGGAGTTGAATCCATCCGTCCGTATACTGGGCGTGACGGCTACCCCTCAACGCGCCGACAAGAAAGCCCTAGCAGCCGTCTTTTCAAACGTAGCCGACGTCATCTCCATCAAGGAACTGATTGAGGCTGGTAACCTGGTACGCCCTCGCGTCTTCGTCATCGACTGCGGTCTTCGCTCCGAACTGGCCGGCGTCCGCCGGACAGTAGCCGACTTCGATATGGCTGAAGTCGAGTCGATCATGGACAAGCAAGCCGTCACCGAGCGGGTCATTGCCGAGTGGCGTGAGAAGGCAGGAAGCCGGAAGACCATCGCATTCTGCTCCACAGTCGAGCATGCGGAGCATGTCACCCAAGCCTTCTGCGACGCCGGCATCAAGGCCGACATCGTCCACGGCAACCTGTCCGACGGCGACCGACGCCGCGCCCTCATCGACTTTGAGAAAGACCGCACCCAAGTGCTGGTCAACGTCGCCGTACTGACCGAGGGCTATGACTGCCAGACCGTAAGCTGCGTCCTGCTCCTCCGCCCCTGCTCATTCAAGTCCACGATGATCCAGATGATCGGGCGTGGCTTGCGTAAGGTAGACCCGGAGAAGCATCCCGGCGTCATCAAGTCCGACTGCATCGTCCTGGACTTCGGCTACTCCATCCTCACCCACGGCGGACTGGACAGCGATGTCGTCCTTGAACCTACCAAGGGCCAGGCGAAGACCAAGGTCTGCCCTTCCTGCAAGATGGAAGTACCCCTCGGCGTCGCCACCTGTCCGGCTTGCGAGCATGTCTTTGACGGCGTCGAGCGTCGCAAGAAGGAAGCCGAGGAACGCGGTGCGCTGGAGAACTTCACCCTCACCGAGGTGGAGATCCTTGAGATGTCCCCCTTCCGGTGGGAGTCTTTCTGGGATGGCATCGTAACCATCGCCTCCGCTATGACGGCTTGGGCATGCGTCGTCCAGCACGACGGCAAGCAGTACGCCATCGGCGGCCGGGACGGACAGACTGGTGCGACGCTCATCTCCGTCACCGACGATCGGCTTCAGGCTGTCGCCTCCGCCGACGACTACCTCCGCGAGCATGGCGACAAGGACGCCGCCCGGAAGAGCAAGCGATGGCTGACCGAACCTCCCTCCGACAAGCAACTTGTCCAGCTTGGGCTTGATGTGTTCTCGTCCGTGGGTATGACCAAGTACAGGGCTACCTGTGCGCTTACCTGGAAGTGGCGCGAGCGTTTCATCAAAGCCAAGATCCTTTCCATCTAACATGTTCAAACCAGAAACCCAACCCTGCGAGATTGCCGAAGGCGTGAAAGCCCTGATCGACGCGGGCATCAAGAAGAAGCGAGGCGAACAGGTCGCCCGACAGTACCTAGGAGCATCCCGCATCGGAGACGAATGCGAGCGACGCCTGGCGTACGAATACCACATGACGCCGAAGGATGAGGGTGCTGAATTCAAAGCCAACACCCTGCGTATCTTCGATATGGGGCATGACGGCGAAGAGCGTGTCGCCGAGTATCTCAAGTTGGCTGGATTCGACTTGGTTACCCATACGCCTGAAGGAAAGCAGTTCGGAATCTCCGACGCCGGCGACAAGTTCAAGGGACATCTTGACGGAATCATCAACGGCGGACCTGCCATCAAGGGTCTGCTCTATCCCTGCCTGTGGGAAAGCAAAGCCCTCGGCGACAAGAGCTGGAGCGATGTCGTGAAGAAGGGTCTGAAGGATTCAAAGCCGGTGTACTACGCCCAGGTTCAGATTTATATGGCTTACAAGGATCTGCTGTCCTGCCTGTTCACGGCCATCAACCGCGACACCGGAGAGATCCATGTGGAAATCGTCCAGTTCAACGCCCGCGACGCCCAGTCGTTCATCGACCGAGCCGTGCGCATCGTCAAGACCGACAACCCGGAGCAGCTTGGACGAATCGGTCGCGGAGTAGATGACTTCAAGTGCAAGTGGTGCGACTACAAGAAGCGTTGCCACGGCGTGTCAGAACAGAAGAAGCCGGACGTCGAACCTCCGAAGACTTGGGCTTGGTGACATGACCCTGTCCATCAAGCTGGACGAGATCACGATGCGCAACGCCGAGGCTGAAGCCAGGGCGAGAGGCGAATCCAACCGGATGGCTGGCGTACCAGACCAGAAGGCTGGCAAGCAGTCCGGCCTGGTGTCAGACCTTGTCGGGCTGCTCGGCGAGATTGGCTTCTCCCGCATCTTCGACCTTGAGCGTGACGACACCGTCTACGCCAGGAGCGGGACGCCGGACTTCGTCGCCGGCAATGGTCAGTTGATTGAGGTTAAGTCCAGCCACCACGAAAACCCACACCTCCTAGTCCCGGCCTACCAGATCGACGGCAAGTGGACTACCAAGGAAGCCATCGATGTGTACGCCCTTATGCGCGTACGCTACGACGAACAGATCGTGACCTTCGTCGGGTGGGCTGAACGCAAGGATGTCATCAACGACGCTAACCTCGGTTACTTCCGTGGGTCTAGCCGGATGTCTTACATCGTGCCGGCCGAGCAGATGACCAGCCTCGACTCCGTCACCGAAGGCTACCTTTGCTGGGTCGGCAAAGCCAAGGGGCATACCATCACTTCCCCATAAATTTTCATTGACCGACACTTCGTCTGAATTCATCAAACCTATCCCAACCCAATGACCCAACCTATCCGATATCTCTCCGTCTGCTCTGGCATGGAAGCGGCGTCCGTCGCCTGGCATCACCTCGGCTGGAAGCCGGTGGCCTTCAGCGAAATCGAGCCGTTTCCATGTGCCATTTTGAAGCACCATTTCACCCAACCAAACTACCCATATGACGTCCCCAACCTCGGATCACTCACCGAATTCAACACCTGGCCCCTATCAACTGGAGATGTGGACCTCCTCGTTGGCGGGACCCCATGTCAGTCCTTCAGCGTTGCCGGCAAAAGAGGCGGCCTCAACGACCCCCGCGGACAACTCATGTTCTCCTTTCTTGAGCTGGCTGCAAAGCTCCAACCAAAATATGTCCTATGGGAAAACGTTCCAGGCGCATTGTCGTCGGGTCAACCTAAAGGATCTGACTTCGGATGCCTCCTTCAAGGGCTGGTCGAGCGCGGGTATGGCGTCGCCTACCGAATCCTGGACGCACAGCACTTTGGAGTTCCACAACGCCGACGACGGGTCTTCGTTGTTGCCCACCGTGACCCTGTCACAGGTACTGGAGACTGGCGAGCTGCCGCAGAGATTCTATCTATCGCCCAAGGCTTGCGCGGGTATCTTGCGAAGGGCAAGCAAGCGAGGAAAGGATCTTCCGCCGATGCTGAAAGCGGCGCTGGAGCAGACCGCAAATGGCCTGCCGACACAGCCTGCACCTTGAACGCAGCCTTCGGCGAGAAGCAGGGACTTGAAGACCAGCACGCCCTAGGTGGGGCTTCCCTGTTCGTCATGTCCTCCGGGCAGGCCAACGCGGCCATCTCAAAGGACGTAGCTCACACTCTGAACGCGACGCACGAGACGCAGACCGTTGCTATGCCGGTATGTGCAACGGGCGAAAAGACACATTGCCTCACGGCATCGTCTGGAAAAGGCACGACGGAGGATGGCACGGGTCGAGGCACGCCCATCGTGATCGACCGCGCCGCTTTCAACCAAGGCGAGAACGCCCAGTACGAACCGCACATCGGCGAGTCTGAAGTCATGGACAGCCTCGTCGCCCGCGGTCCTCATGCGGTCGGCATCCCGGCTATGATGTTTAAGATCCGTGGAGGTTCGCCGGTCGAGACTGGTGAGCAGGGCGGTACGCCAGGTAAAGGTGCCGGCAAGGGCTTCCTCGGCAGCGAGGAGAAGGCGTTCACCATCGCCACCTCTCCGGATCAATGGCTTGCCCAGCCGATCGCTTACAGCTTCGACTCTCTGGCTTCCAACTCCATGAAGTCTTCCAACCCGAACAGCGGATGCAGGGAGGTGGATCTTGCGAAGACCATCGATACGTCCAACGCCTGTCCGTCGAAGAACCAAGGCGGCATTGGCATCGTGCAGTCCGTCATCCCGATCCAGGACGGACGAGAGATGGAGAAGAACCAGAATGGTATGGGCGTCGGCAACCCCGGCGACCCTGCCTACACCATCGACACGACCGGCGCACAGGCCGCCGCCGTTCCATTCCGCAAGTCGAAGCGGGCTTGCTCGTCTACTGACAACGAGACTTGGGTCGAAGCCGAAGCTAGCAACACCCTGAACAACTTCGACCTTGGCGACACGCGCACGACCCACGCCGTCGTTCAGGGTGTTGACCTGTACAACCAGACCCTAACCGGAGATCTTCATGTTCCGCTCCGCACCGCCGGAGGGCATGGCGCACCGGCTTGCATCGAACCTATCCAGCCGCAGGGATTCGCAATCCGAGAGGACAGCAAGAACAACACCTTCCACGCGAAGCCTATCGATGTTTCGACCTGCGTTACGTCCGTCCAAGCAAGCGCACAGTCGCATCACATGCAGAGTTTCGTGGTTCAGTCCTGCTCCGACGTAGCACCTACTGTAACCAGTTCCGGCCCGCCCTACTCACGCACCGGAAACGAGCGTGTGGAAGCCGAAGCCTTGGTTGCAACTTCTCAACCTCACATCGTCCAAGCGAGCGAGCTGCGTCTGCGTGGGCAGATTACCGAGAAGGAAGTATGCCCTACGCTCACCGCAGATGCGAAGCAGGGTGACACCGAACCTCTCGCCGTGCATGCCATCTCGTTCCAGCCTGGTAACCTTCGTCGCAAGGGCGGAGCAGATCCTTCGTCTGAAACCTTCCCGACATTGACCAAGGACAGCGGCGACCAGTCGCCTCATGTTGCGGCGGCTATGGCTGTCCGCCGCCTCACCCCGGTCGAATGCGAACGCCTCCAAGGCTTCCCCGATAACTGGTCGCGCATCAGCTGGAAGGGCAAGCCTGCCGAGGAATGCCCGGACGGTCCGCGATACAAGGCCTGCGGCAACTCAATGGCAGTCCCTGTTATGCGCTTCATCGGCGAAGCCATTGCCAGGTACGAAGCCAACCGAATCAAGGGCTGACGATGGACCCCATCGTTGATAACGATGCCGTCGCACGGCATCTGCACCTCCTGTTCGGCAGCGAACCGAAGGGCTATGTCTGCCTCCGTGGCATCGGCGAGAAAGGCACCGCTCGCGAGGGCGTCTTCCGAGAGGACATCTTCCTGGAGCCGGAGCGTATCGGCTGGGAGAGGTTCGTCTCGTCCGTGATCTTCCACACCACCCGATGGGGACAGCACGACGTAGCCACCTTCATCGTGCCTTGCACCTTGAAGGCCGACCGAGGAACGGCGGAGAACTGCGACGTCTTCCGCACCGTGTGCGCTGACTTCGACACCGGCGACACCGACGCCAAGCTGGCTTTCGTCGAGAAAGAATTCGGCAAGGCGGCGATGGTCGTCCTGTCCGGTGGCGTCACCGACGAGGGCAAGCCGAAGCGTCACGCCTACTGGCAGATCGAGGAGATGGAAGTCTCCTCCATCGTCGCCATCCGCGACCAGATTGCCCGCAAGGCTGGGGCTGACATCCAGTTCGGGCTTGGCGTTGACGGCAACCCATACGGACGCGCACACCAGCCCATCCGCCTGGCCGGATCTATCCACGGCAAGTCAGGCGTCCGTCGCCTGGTCGTCATCGACAGGTACGACCCGGACTGCCGAGTCGATTGCCCCCACGCATCCGCATTCCGCATGCCCGAATCCGAGTGGGCGATCAAGGAAGCACCTGTCGATTTGCTTATGCCGAAGACGCATACGCCAGCCGTCGAGATGCTCACGGCTGACGTAGCCGCCGGAGGGGAAGGCACCACCAGATGGTCTGCGTTCAACGGCGTCGCCGGCCATTACATCCACACCGCCCGCATCGGGAAGATGACCCTGGACGCTGCGCGTCTCGCCACCTACGGCTGGATGCAAGCGCACATGACTCCGCCCTGGCCGGAGAACCGCTTCGACACCGAGTGGCTTGGCTTGCTCCGCAACGACATCCACAACAACGGTCCGATGCCGGAGCCGGAGAAGCCCATCCTGGAGGAGGGCAAGGGACTGGCTGTGTGGGCTGCCCATCGATGGAGCCTCACGCCACGCCCGGAGCGTCAGTTCCTCGTACAGAACTGGCTTCAGGCCGCCAAGCACCAGTTGCTGGTAGCCGAAGGCGGCGCTGGCAAGACCTTCATGGTCCTCGACCTGGCGTTGAAGATCAGCGCCCGACGCGAGGGCGACACTTGGTGCGGCATGCCTGTGATGCGAAAGGGTGCGGTCGTCATCCTGACTACCGAAGACGACAAGGACGAACTGCACATCCGCCTGGCTGATATGGACGCCGACGGAAGCCGACGCCGGGAAGCCGGCGACGACCTTATCATCCTGCCGTCCATCAACTCCGGCGGTGCGTTCGCCCTCGTCGAGCGTGACCCGAAGACGCAGGAGTCGAAGCCTTCCCGCAAGTGGCTGGAATTCTTCGCCCTGCTCCGGCAGATCCCGAACCTCCAGCTGGTGGTCATCGACACCCTCAACTCCGTCCTGCACGGCGAGGAGAACAGCGCCACCGTCATCAACGAATTCATCCGCGTAGCCAGCCAGGTAGGCGGCGAACTGGGAGCAGCCCTCATCGTCATCCACCACATCAAGAAGCAGGGCGACGAGCCAATCCGTAACGCCGAGCAGATGGCGTCGCAGGTACGAGGTTCGTCGGCCTTGCTCGGAGCGTTCCGTGGCGCCATCGGCGTATGGCATGCCTCCGACTACGACCGCCGTATGAAGGGGATGGGTCTAGTCCCGCGCCGGAAGCATCTCTGGAAGGCGGCCATAATCAAGGCTAACAACCCGGAGATGATCGACTCCGAGCGTACGCTTTTGCGTACGGAAATCGGTACGCTCATCGACGTCACCGACAAGGACAAGTTCAACGACGTGAACTTCCTGGAGCGACAGGCTTGGCTGGTCGCCGCCGTCACGCTGGCTGCCCGCAAGGGACATCCCTATTCCATCGAGGGCAAGAACGCCAAGTCCGGCCTGTACCGACGACGAGGCGAGCTGCCGTCCATCCTGCGGTCCATCGGACCAGGCGAATTCGCCCATCTGGTGGACGACATGCTCGTCCAGAAGGTGCTGGTCGCCGCCGCCGCCAAGGGTGGCAAGGACAAGAAGTGGCTGGACATCCCGACCGGACCTATCGCCTCGGACGAAGTCGGGGCGGAGATCAACTCCGGCGCGTACCAGCCGGAGGATTGGGAAGAGTTTGAATATGACAAAGACTCGCGTATAATCATCCGCAAGCCGTGAGCAACAGACCTATCATCCGTATGGCCGACGACGGCCGCGACAACGTAAGCCTGTGGGACAGGTGTCGCATGATTGTCGAAGCCGGCATCAAGAAATATGGTGACGCCGGCGGTCTGCCTATCTCCGGTACTGGTCGGGCTAGGAAAAAGAAAACAATTGGAAAAAAGAAGGTTGCCAAGAAGAAGTAAGGCGTCAGCGTCGGCTTCCCAACCCGACATGATCACACAAATACTGATGGCTTCCGCAGCCTTCGCGCCTATGCCTACGCATTGGGTCGATGCCGTAGAACATATCGAATCCTCCGGCCGTGGAGCATTCACCCCAACCGCAGACAACGGACGAGCCAAAGGACCGTTCCAGTTCTGGGCTTCAGCTTGGGCGGACTGCTCCGCCATCCGACGCGAAGCCGGTCTTCCGGTATTCCCCTACTCCAGGGCGTCCGACCCGGTCATCGCCCGCCAGTACGCCACCACCTGGCTTTCCTATCTGCGATCCAGGCTGGGCGTGAAACTAGGGCGTCCCGCCAACCTCGGCGAGACTTGGCTTGCCTATAACCTTGGCATGTCCGGCTTCTCCCGCTACGGATACCGCATCGACTTCGTCCCAGAACGCAAGATGCGCAAGGCCGCCAGACTCAATGCCGCACAATGAGCGAGATCATCCAGTCCCCAATCCTTCGGTTCCAGAACCGGGGAGCCGTGTCCTTCCGAGGCCGGTTGATGTTCGCCTCGCGAGCCGCCAGAATCTGCGAGTATCGCGCCGACCTTCGACGCCTGGCGGAAGCCGGACATTGCATGCCAGAGGTGGCGAGACGCCTCGGCTTCTCCGTCACGACCATCAAGAACTGGGCGGAGATCCTTGGCATCGGCTTCAAGAAGGTACGCTCCCGCAAGTGTCGCAAGTACGACAAATCAAAGTGGGAGAGTGCGATTGTCCGGGCTGCCGCAGAGGGTAAGACACAAGGCGACGTAGCGTTCAAGCTAGGCGTCCCGCATGTCAACATCCACCGCTGGTGCGTGGAAAACGGATTCAACTGGAAACAGACCAAACAAGATGCCAAAGCAAAACGATAAGGACCAATGGAAGGGCGGGCTGGTCATCCGCCACGACGCAGACCCTGTGCTGACCCAGCAACAGGAAGCCTTCGTCGCCGCGTATGTAGCCAACGGCGGCAACGCAGTCCAGGCCGGCAAGACCGCAGGCTTCGCCGACGGCAACTCCCAGCTGTCATCGCACAAGGTGCGCGAAGCCATCGAACTGAAGCGGGATATGGACATCAAGACCGGCGGCGCCACGCAAGCCTGGCAAGTGATGCAGTCCCTGCTCACCGATCCGTCCGCTCCTCCGCAGGTCCGCTTCCAGGCCGCCCGCTGGACGCTAGAGGCGTCCGGGCATGGCTTGTCCGCCATCGCCGCCGCCATCCACCTCGGCAACAAGGGCAAGAAAGACCAGCATGAGATGTCCGTCTCCGAGTTGGTGGACCTTGTCGAGAAAGGACGCAAGCAGCTTGAGTCGATGAAGCAGGTAGCCAACGAACTGAAGTCCGTCGAGGACGCCATCATTCTCCCACCCAACAATGAGTAACGAACAACCGCACGACCCGACCATCACGCTCCGGCTGGAGCTTGGGCGGGTGACCGATCAACGCGACGCCTACCAGTCCGCTCTCCGCAAGGAGGTGCTGGCTGTCATCCGCGACGCCATCGCCGAAACCTCCCGCCTTCAGGCGGAAGTCGCCCGCCTCTCCGCCGAGGTGGAGGAACTTCAGAGGCTTCTAACAGCCGCCACCTTTTACAAGGAGGGCAAGCAGTCGTGAGCGACCTGGACCAGATCAACCGCCTCGGTTTCGAGGCGTGGGCTGACAACCTAATCGTCAACGCCCTGGAATTCATGGGCGACCCGACGGAAGTCACCGCCGACAACGGCAACTCAAGCCTCGTCATCCGCATTCAGGCCGGCGATGCCTACGCATCCGTCCGCGCCTATGTCCCCGGAAAAGGCTGGATGCACCACGACCGCACCATCAAGCTGAAACAAAAACAATGAGTTACTTCAACCCCCCGCCTCCCACCAAGTTCAATGTCCTCAACCTAGGCGCCGGCGTCCAGTCGTCGTGCCTGGCGTTGATGGCTGCCAAGGGCGAGATTGGTCCGATGCCGGACTTCGCCATCTTCGCCGACACGCAGGCCGAGCCGACCGAGGTTTACGCCTGGCTTGACTGGCTGGAGAAGCAACTGCCGTTCCCGGTGTACCGAGTCACCAAGGGCAACCTGACCGAGGACAGCCTGAAGGTCTTCAAGCACAAGAAGACCGGCAACGACCGCATCCAACGGATCATCCCGCTGTACGGCGTCAAGCCCAACGGCGACATCACCGCCGCCATCGGCAGATCATGCACGGCTGACTACAAGGTCGCGCCTATCCTGAAGGAGCTGCGCGAGCGTTGCGGAATCACCAGAGGGCAGACCGAGACGGTCATCACCCAATGGATCGGCATCTCGTACGACGAGATGCAACGCATGAAACTGGCGGGCAACAAGTGGACGCAGCACCGCTGGCCGCTGATCGAGAAGAGAATGACCCGCGCACATTGCAAGGAGTGGCTGAAAGCCAACGGCTTCCCAGAACCTCCCCGGTCGGCTTGCTACTACTGTCCGTTCCACTCCGACGAGGAATGGCGACGACTCCGCAACGAAGACCCTGTCCACTTCGCCAAGGCCGTCGAATTCGACAAGACCATCCGGGCGAAGTACAAGCAGAACAACAAGACGATGAATATGGAGGTTTACCTGCACTCCCTGTGCAAGCCCCTCGATGAAATCGACTTCGACTCCGACGAGGACAAGGGTCAGCTTGGCTTCGACTTCAAATCCGAATGCGAGGGGATGTGCGGGCTATGATCCACGAATTCCGCAACCCCATCCTGGTCGAGACGCCGCTCGGCTATGGGATGCTCATCTATGTCCGCGACGGCGGGTCGTTCTCGAACGATGTCTTCGCGGTCGTACTGGATCATGACGGCGTCATCCGGCATATGACGACCGACCAGTTCAAGCTCGTGCGCAACGACACCTTCGGCATCCGAGACAGGGAGGGCGACCGATGAAGACCGCCAAGACACCGAAGGAAGCCAGGGCGAAGCCAGGCCGGAAGATGCTCACGCCGCTGGAGCGTAAGCTGATTGACCGGATGACCGCCGACTATCGCAAGGCTTGGGAAGCGTTGCTGCTTCGCAACAAGTGGAGGGCTGCCAAGTGAGCGAGAAAGAAATCATCGTGCGCCACAAGGGGCAGACCTACGATGTCGTCCTGGAGGTGGAGGTGCAATGGGTTGACGACTCCTTCGATCACGACTGGGGTGGCCGGCGTCAGACCGAGGAATGCGGTCATTGGGAAATAGACTGGGACGCGACCGACATCGTCTCCGTCACCGACGAAGACGGCGACGAGATTGACCCGGACGCCGTCGAGGGTCTGAACAAGGCGATCAAGGAGGAGGCGGAAAGCATCGACTTTTCGGACTGGGATGACTGACCGCGCCAGCGTCTACGGCAAGGTGAAGGCAGCCATCTGCTCCGGCCTGGAGCTAGGGCTGTCCGTCAACGAGACGGCGGAGCGGTTCGGGCTGGGCAAACGCTCCGTCCGGTCGTGTATGGGGGCTATGGGCGTCAAGCTACGCCCCCTCCGCCGCCGTCACGGAAGCCTCAAGGAGGCTGTTGCGTCTGGGTATGAGGGTGGACAGTCGTGCCGGGAGATAAAGGACGCCACAGGCTTCTCTAGCCACTCCATCTACGCGGCAGCCAGGCGGCTGTGCGTCACCCTCAAGCCAAGCAAGGTTTCATCTCTGCGTTGTACCTCCGCCCCCAAAGGCCAGGAGCAAGGCAAGGCGCGAAGCGCCACGATCCAGGCGACCCACAAGGAGTAGGAGAAAAGGCGGGGATGAGGAAAGGGGATTGCACCCCCCTCTTCCCCGCTTCCTTTCGGCGTCGAGGATACTAGGTTAAGTCGTTGTTTGATATGGGGTTAAGTTGATTTAACCCCCCCTTCCTCAAGGGTTTTGAGAAAACGCGCACCCCCCTTCCTCGTCCATAAGTTGCGAAAGGTCAGCAACTTACAGACTGACGAGGAAGCGAGGATGCACCTGTATTAAGACTAATAGGCCATCCTTGGGCTTTGGCCCTATCCCGATGGGGAAGGGCGTCGCCTCGTCGATCCTATAGTCGAGGGGAAGGGTTGACCCAACGCGAAGCCAGGGCATGATCTAACTATGGAAGACATCGTGCTGCTTAATGTCGAAGGCAACCCCCGCCCACAACCTAGGCCGAGGCTTTGCCGGGGCAGGGTGGTGTCTACCGCCGACGCCAACGCCAGGCGCTGGAAGGAACAGATCCGCAGCACCGCCAAGCTCGCCGTCGAGGCAAGGGGTATGGTCGAGGCAAGCCAGGTCGCCGTCGTCCTACGCTTCGACCTGGCGACCAACAAGACGGACAGACACGGCAAGCCGCACACCTTCCGACCAGACGCCGACAACCTGGCGAAGCTCGCGCTTGACGCCGTGATGGACGCCGGCCTACTCAAGGACGACGCCGCCGTATCCACCCTAGTCGTCACCAAGACTTGGGCAGCCAAGGGCGGGATGATCATGACCCTGCACCAAGACGACCGCACCCCTTCCCCTGTCCCGGCTGACCGCTTCCCCGACTGGATACAGTAGAAACAAAAAGCCCGCCGAGCTGGCGGGGCGTTAGCCGGATGGCTGGACTGACTAGGCCTTGCGCTTCGACGCCTTGAGCCTGGCTTTCGCCGCCTCCTTCGCCTGCTTCGCGGCACAGTAGCGGTCGGCAGGGTCGGCGAAGTAGGTGTCGGTCAGCACGGCGTCGGCGTAGTCGAGAGCGGACTCAAGGTCGGCTTGCGTCTTGTCCGGTCGTACGACGGCGGAGTAGAGATCTACCAAAGCCTTCAGAGCTGCCGAGTGGGTGATCGTGGATCTGCTCATCAGCGGGAGCGGTTGAGGGCGAGGAGGATGCGGGCCGGCAGCCAACGCCCGACGAGGGCGAGGGCGTAAGCCAGGAGGGAGCGGCGGGGGTTGGGTAGTTTCATCGGGGGGAATGGTCGGTGGGATGGGCAGGGCATTGGTTAGATTTGGAAGGGGCGGGAATCATAGCCAGCCGGGTCGTCGAGAATCTCGGCGGCTTGGTGGAGGTGGGCAGCCAGGTCGAGAAGGTCGAGGGCGTAGGCGTCGAGGGTGAAGGCGGCGTGGCGTTCAGCCGTGGCGCGGATCTTCGCCTCGTGTTCGCGGAGCTTGGCGACCGTCTCGTTCATCGGCGACCGGGCGGCCTTGCGGTTGGCGAGGGTCGTAGCCTCGGCTAGCTTGGCACGATAGGGCGGGACTTTGATGACGATCTCGGAGGGCAGGGCGGGCAGCTCGCTGGCGCGGGCTTCCTGATCGCGGAGCTGACGCTTCTCGACCCGCTCCTTGATGATGTAGAAGACGACTTCAGGGAGGGGGCGGCGGATTAGGTCAAGGCCGGCGATGGGCTTTGCCTTCCTCATCCAGTCCTTCATCGGCTTCGGATTGTGGGCGAGCTTGTACTGCTTCGCCTCATTGAACGAGGCGAGCAGTTCGATGGCGGTGGCCAGGTTGTGATCGGTTAGCATGTTCGTGGGTTGGTGTGTGGTTGGTGGAGAGGGTTAGGAACTGAAGTTGTCGTGGTAGGACTTGCCGAGTTCGATCGCGTAGACCGACCCACCCCAGTATTCAAACGAGGTGTCGAAGTCGGTGTTCGGGTTGGGTGCGGCTTCCTTGTATTCGTCGTACGCCTTGCGGAGGGCAGCCATAGCTTGGGCTTTGCTCGTCTCGGCGACATTGATCCCGTATCCGAAGATTCCGGGGATGATGCCGACCCAGATGTGGGCCGGCTTGTTCGTGCGCTTGGTGGTCATCGTGTTTCTGGTTGGGGTGTTATCGGGTGAAGGTGTAAGCGTAAGAGCCGTTGCCCAGCGACACCCTAGCGGTGAGGCGGTGCGTCACCTTGGGCAGTCCAAGGTCGTCGCTGTTGCAGTAGGCCGTGAACTTCGCCAGGCACTTCGTCGCGGCGATGTCCGCTCCGTCGTTGTCGCTGTCCTCGTAGGTGAACGAGGACGAAGCCCGGAAGGTGGTCGAGGTATCTCGCCACAGCGTGGCGATCCATCCAGCTCCCCGGCTGTTGGTCTGGGGCTTGTATCGCACGACGATGGAAGAGCCGAGGCTTTCCACTTTGGACGACTTCACCTCGCCGGAGGACAAGGCACGGAGGGCGGGCAGCTTGGCGGCGATGGCTTCGGCGTCGCGCACGACATTGGCGAGGTTGAGGGGCAGGGTTCGCTCGGCGAACTCCTTTGCCTCGGTGCTGTTGCTCGCGAGATCGTTCAGAGCGTGGCGGGCGTGGGCGGTGTTGTTCTTGATGTCTCGGCCGAGGTAACCGACGGACGAGAGCAGGGACTGGGTTTCGGGGGTGTTCATAGCGTGGGCTTGGTTGGGTGTGGTTAAGGTTGTGTCCGACAGGTTGGAGGGTGTCAAGGGGGAAAGAGTGGAGGGGGTGACGCCAGGCGACGCCACCCCTTCCGGGTGGTTCAGCCGATGGTTTCGAGGCGGGTGCGAATCTCCAAGGCCGAGGGGAATCGGGAGGCGTTCAACTTCGACCGCACGACACAGGCAGCACCGACGAGGCGCCAAGCGTCGGCGGCGTCTTCGTTGCTTTCAGCCTGCCAGCTGGAGGCGTTCAGCGTGTAGGTGCAAGCCTTCCCCTCGTCGTCGTTGTACTGCCACGCCTGGCCGATGGTGATCGAACCGAGCGACGACTTGCCGGAGTAGTAAGGGAAGGCGTCCGGGTTGGCGAGGATGCCCTCGGCTTGTTCCTTGCCTTCCTTCGTCGTCGCATTGTCGAGCCAACGCTTCGCTTGCTCGATGCGTTCCTCGCGATCTGCCAGCTTACGGACTTCGACATAGGTCGGGATGCCCGAACTATCGAAGCTCACCTCGGCGAACACTCGCCCGAAGTCGTAGGCCGTCAGGTCGAGGGCGACGAGGGAGCGACGGCTGGTCGAGCGGCTGTCGAGGATCTGCCTGATGACAGGGTCGCTCACTCCGGCGACGATGCCCGCAAGCCAGGCGTTGACCGAAGAGCGGTTCGCCTCGGTGATTGCTTGGCGGGTTTCCCGCAAGGCCTCAAAGGAGGCGTCTCGCTCCTTCTCGGCGAGCTTGACGGCGTCGCGCTTGCCCCTCGTCCCCTTGGGGAGGGCGATGGCGTCGGCGACAGCCTTGAGGGCGGAGGCGTGGCGACCCTCGGCTGCCTTGAGCAGGGAGGCGATGAGGTCGAGGGCGTTGGTGCTGGTGGTCATTGGTGTGGGTTCTGGTTGGGTGTTGGGTGGGTGGGAAGGGTTAGGCGTTCGGGGTGGTGGCCGGCGTCACGGCGAGCCAGGTGAGGGGCTTACCGACGAAGGTGGCGACGCCAAGCTCGACGGCTTGTCCGGCGTTGATCAATTCGACGAACTCGTCGGGGCGGAGGGTTCGGCGACCCTTCGGAACGACCGCCACGGCGGCGGGGTTTTCGGGGTAGTAGCACATCCGGTTAAAGGACGAGCCGATGGTAAAGCGGAGGGTGGTCATAGGTGTGGGTTTGCTGGGTTGGTGTGGGTGGAAGTTCAAGCGCTGGGGGTGTTGTCGTCGATGGCGTTGGCGAGGATTTCCTCGGCGTGTTCAAAGAAGATCCCGACCGCCTTGGGATAATCCTTGAGGGTGTAGAACAGGAGGTGGTGAGTCTCCCAGAAGGAGGCGATGAAGCCGGCCGTCGAATCGATGCCGAGCTTGGCGTAGGACTTCCCGCCGTGGGCGAGGAGGCAAGCGGAGTCGCAAGCGATGTCGCTCGCCATCCCGGCGAGCCACTCCTGCGTTACGACGGCATCCCAGTCGTCGGGCAGTTCGTTGGCGGGGGCGAGAGCAAGCTCGGCCCTGAACTCCTTGATTTCGGCGTGAGCCTTGCGGAGGGCGATGAGGAGGGAGGCGGAATCGGTGTGCATCTTGGTGGGTTGGTTGGGTGTTGGGTTGGTGGAATTATTCGGGGACTTCGTCACGGATCTTCCGGGCGATGTCTTCGGCTTTGACTTGCACGGCGTTGGCGAGGCTTCGCTCGTTCTTGGCGAGGGAGAGGGCGTCGCGTTGCTCCTCTCGCTCGTCGTCGTTGGTGGCTTCGTCGAGCATAGTCTTGGCACCGACAACCTCGGCGTGGGCGGAGGCGTAAGCACCCGAAGCGGTTTCGGCGAGGGCGGTGGCGATTGCGAGGGCCAGGAGCAAGGCACCTTGCGGGCAGGAGTTGGTTGCCTCAACCCCTAGCTGGGTGTTGAAGGCTTCCCGCTCCTCCTTGGTGGCGTTGTTGAGGAAGCCGGCGAGGGTGGTGGCGAGCTGGGTCGGGTTGGTCATCGGTGTGGGTGTGTTGGGTGTTGGGTTGGGAAGGGGTTAGCCGAGGCAGACGACGATGTAGGTGACGCCGTCGTGGGTGATGCAATCATCGTCGGTCAGCATCCGGTCGGGAAGTTCGTGGGCCGTGGCAGACTCGCCGAAGGTCATCACGGCGAAGTACTCATAACCGACATTGTTGTCGATGTAGGCGTCGATGACTCGGTCGCCGTGGAAGTCGGGAACAGGTTTCGCATTGAGGGATTCCGGGGTGCGGACTTCGTCGTTGCCGGAAAGCTTCCAGTCGTGAGCGGTGAGCCAGGCGGCGAGTGCGTTGATGCGTTGGGCGGTGGTGGGTTTCATATCGGTGTTTATTGGGTTTTTTGGATGTCGCATCGGGGCGACTCCTCCGACAGTATGGAGGACATCCATCAGCACAAGCCTTTTTTTCAAAGATCTTTTTCCGGGGTGCTTCCCCGCCTCGTTCCCAAGTGTCACGCAAGCGAGAGGATGCTCGACCCTTGGCGTCGTCGTGGAGGCGTCTGGGAGGGGCGTGGAGGCGTCAGGGCGAGGCGGTGCAGGGTTGCCCATCCGGGGCGAGCTTGGAGGCGTCTTGCCCCCGATTGTCACAGGCCTGGCTTTTGGGCGTCGTGACTTCCGGGCCGAGATGGAACGCCCGCACAGGCGTCACCTGACGCGCCTAACGCCCGCGATCTAACCGCGCGCGTGATCTGCGGGCGTCGCGCGCAGCTGTGCGTACGCGCACACCCGCGTCCCAGGCGCACCCCCGCCCACGCCCACGCGCGCCGCGCACATTCTTATTCCTCCCCCGCTCGGAAAAATCCGCGTAACTCAAAAACTTTCTCCTACATTTTGCGGAGATTAATCTCCGCATCGCCATCTCTTGCTTCTATAGCCGGATTGGTACACTATCCGCGTATGAGTCAGCCTCCTGCTCCATACGACCGCTCGTATTCGTTTACGGATTTCAGCCAGTCCAACCCCACCACCCCCCATCAGGGGCAGAAAATCGACCAGGAGCTGAACAATGTGCAGGCCGCACTCAACGACACCATCTCCCGGCTTGGTGAAATCCAGGCCGACGATGGTTTGGTGCGTACGACTGCCCTCAATCTCCCTGCCATCGCCGAGGAAGTTGAACCGTTGCTCACGGATGGACCTGTGCAGGCTGTAAATGCTGCCGGCGCGCAGCAGGTTGGACTGGTAAACGACGCTGGTGACGCTAAAGTGGCTGAACTTGAGGCAGTTCTGACGTCCCAGAACGCCCTGGACGCCATTGCCGCCAAAGATGGTGCTGAAGCTGCGCGAGATATCTCTGAATCTTCGGCGATTCTCGCCCAAGGCTACGCTGGAACGGCGCAAGGCTACGCCAACACCGCCTTGCAGGCGAAAAACTCCGCACAGGTCCACGCCCAGGTGGCGGTTGACGCTGCCGCGAGCATTCCTCTGATCGTCGGACCTGTCGGTCCAGCCGGTCCGCAAGGAAATCAAGGCCAGCCGGGGCAAGACGGACAGCAAGGCATCCAAGGCGACCCAGGTCCGCAAGGTTCTGCCGGCAATGCGTGGATTTACCAAGGTGAATACGATGGTGGCGTCACCTACAACACCAACGATTACGTCACCTTTGGCGGATCCAGTTACGTTCTGAAGAACTTCATCGGCGCGGCTGGATATGATCCGATTGCCTACCCCGGAAGCTGGCAACTCGTCGCCCAGAAAGGCGACACCGGAGCAAATGGAGCGGATGGAGCGGATGGAGCGGACGGCCAGGGCATCGTCAACTGGGAAGGTGAATGGAATAGCGGAGCATACTACAACACCGGAGACGTGGTTAGTCGTTATGGTTCAAGTTATGTTTCTAATTTCCAGGGAAGCGGTGCTGGCAACCAAGGAAATCCGCCGGAGTCTACTCCTATCTACTGGACGCTTGTGGCGCAGGCGGGAAGCCAGGGTATTCAAGGCGACACCGGCCCGCAAGGCCCGCAAGGCGATCCAGGATCGGACGCTTCGGTGACTTATTCCAATGTCACCGGCGCGCTTGGCTTTACGCCAGCCAACGTGAACGGCGACACGTTCACCGGAAAGGTCAACTTCACCCCTGTCGGCGGAGTCGCTGGACTAAACATCGGCATCGGTGGAACTTCGCCCGCCGCGACGACCGCTGGCGACATGTGGATCACTACTGGCGGTGCAAATCTTAACTTCCGAGACGGCACCGGCGCATGGAAGGTTGTTGCTTCGTTGCAGAACGGAAATGTCTTCTCTGCCGTCCAGGCCATTGATGTCACCAGCACCAGCCCCGCACTCCGCGTGACGCAGAAGGGAACCGGAAACGCCCTTGTGGTAGAAGACAGCACGTCACCGGATGCGACTCCAACGATCATTGACGCCGCTGGCAACGTGGCGATTGGAGCGGCAGACTCAAATGGTTACAAGCTGCGAGTGAACGGATCGGCTCAATTCTCTTCTGTTCTCTCTACTGTAATTTCTACTTCGTCCATAACTTTGAACGGACAAAGCATCGGCCAGGCTGTTGCTGGATTTCTGTTTGGCAGCGGAGATGTTCTTTACTCTGGAAACAAAGACATAAACGCAAGCATCAGTTACTTTGATGGTACTGACTGGTTTTATTCCGGAAACTCGGACAGCAATGGAAACACCATTGGTACGCCATCCATCGGGTATACTCCGTATGGTATCACTTGGAACCTAGCATCAAGCTCGTTTGTCGTAACCGACGGCACAAGTCAGTACGATCCAAGCGGAACGCAGGTCGGAGATACATTCTACACCAACATGCAAGGAACCGTAACCGTCTACTCCGACGGAGCCGGCGGAGTTACCTACAGCCCTCCTAGCCAAGCCTAATGCCCAAGAAGGCTCCCAACGCCGAAGAGAAACGCAGGTTGGCAGAGATTGCCGAGGTGGAGTCGCAGTTGGCGGCTGCCACCCGGCTTCTCCGCGTCAAGCGGGCGAGGGAGTCGCTCATCGACTTCACGTCGATGACCATGCCCGACCCGGAAGACCCGGACAATGTTGACCGCTCCAGGTACGAACCTGTGAAGCACCACGCCACGATCTGCGCGGCCTTGGAGCAGGTTGAGCGTGGAGCGTACCAGCGTCTGATCATCTCCATGCCGCCTCGACATGGTAAGTCGGAACTGGCGTCCCGCCGTTTCCCGGCGTGGTTCTTGGGCAAAGACCCATACCGCCAGGTCATCTTCGCCACCTACAACGCCGACGTGGCGCAGGACTTCGGACGTTCCGTCCGTGAAATCATGCGTTCGCCTTCGTACCGCCAGGTCTTCCCTGGGTGCAAGCTGCGGACCGGCAGCCAGTCTTCCGACAAGCTCCAGACCGAGGAGGGCGGACTAGCCAACTTCGTGGGCGTGGGTGGCGGTCTTACTGGCCGTGGTGCTGACTTGCTGGTCATCGATGACCCGATCAAGGACCGCGAGGAGGCAGACTCCAAGCGTGAGCGTGACAAGCTGTGGGAGTGGTTCACGCAGGTGGCGATGACCCGACTGATGGCCGGCGCCAGGGTGGTAATCATTATGACCCGGTGGCATGAGGATGACCTAGTTGGTCGCCTCACCGACCCGAAGAATCCCTGCTACAACGACGAAGTCGCCCAGCAATGGCGTATCCTGGCGTTGCCGGCTATCGCCGTGGACAATGACCCGATGGAACGCCCTATCGGTCAAGCCCTATGGCCGGAGCGTTATGGCTTGGACTTCTTGAACGAGATTCGCCGCCTCAACCCCAAGGGATTCTCCGCCCTGTACCAGGGAAAGCCTACTCCCGACGACGGCGACTTCTTCCGCCGTGACTGGCTGAAGCCTTACCCTAGCGAGATTCCCAAGAACCTCCGGTACTACTGCGTATCCGACCATGCCGTTTCTACCGCCCAGACGGCTGACAAGACCGTGCTGCTTCCCTTCGGCCTGGACGAGGAAGACAACGTGTGGATCCTGCCGGACGTGTGGTGGCGTCGCGCCAGTACGGACCAGGTCATCGACGGCATGATCGACTTGATGTCCCGACACAAGCCCGCCAAGTGGGGAGCGGAACGCGGTCATATCTCCCAGTCCATTGGTCCGTTCCTGCGTAAGGTCCAGCAGGAGCGAGGCATCTGGACTGTCGTGGAGGAGATTACCCCTGTCAAAGACAAGCAGACCCGCGCGCAAGCGATCCGTGGACGCATGGCGATGGGCAAGGTATTCTTCCCCAAGTTCGCCCCCTGGTGGGCAGACGCGGAGACTGAAATGCTCAAGTTCCCTTCAGCCCGACACGACGACTTCGTGGACGCTATGGGTCTGGTCGGCTTGCTGCTCGGCACTATGGTCAGCGCGTCCCGCACCTATGAGAAACCCTCCGACATCCCCAGGAGCGGTACGCTCGCATGGGTGAAGATGTCGGCCAAGTGGGACGAGGCGCGACGCAATCTCTTGCAGATGGGCGGTTTCTGAACATAAATACTTTAAATGGAAAACGAATACGAGAGCGAGGGATTCCCGGCAGAACCGATGCAGCCGGAGGTTAAGCCCTTGTCGGCGATCACCCGCGACGCCGAGAAGCCCGGTCCTTCCCGCGCCGCCCTGGTCAAGGCACTCGTCAAGAAGGTCGAACGCGCCAAGAAGCATTGGAAGAAGTCCTTTGACAAGATGAAGGAAGACACGGACTTCTACATGGGCAAGCAATGGTCGTCCAACGACACCGATGACCGCTACGTCGCCAACATCGTCCAGCGTCACGTCGGCCAGCGAGTCTCCGCCCTGTACGCCAAGAATCCAAAGTTCGTCGCCAAGCGACGCGAGACTCTGGACTTCGCCAGTTGGGAGGGCGACATGTCGTCTTTCCAGTCCATCCAGACGTCCATGCAGAATTCGATGGCGACCGGACAGCCCATGGATCCTGTGATGATTCAGACGATCCAGGACGCACAGCAGGGTTTCGAGCGTCGCCGTATGTTGGACAAGGTGGCGAAGACCCTTGAGATTGTCGCCCACTATCAGCTCCAGGAACAGCAGCCGTCGTTCAAAGGGCAGATGAAACAGCTCGTCCGTCGCACCTGCGTGAACGGCGTGGGCTATGTGAAGATCGGTTACCAGCGCACGATGGAGAAGCGTCCGGAAGACGTGGAGCGTATCACCGACATCACGGAACAGATGACGACCCTTGAGCGTCTCGGTGCTGACAAGCAGGACGAGAAGTTCTCTGAAGACAATGAGAAGATGGAACAGCTCCGCCTGCTCCTCAATTCCCTCCAGTCCAAGCAGGACGTCATCGTACGAGAAGGCATCGTCTTCGACTTCCCGATGTCCAGTTCCATCATCGTCGATCCGAAGTGCCGTCAGTTGTCCGGCTTCGTGGGTGCTGACTGGATCGCCCAGGAATTCGTCCTCGACCTGGACGAAGTGAAGGAAGTCTACAAGATCGACCTTGGTAAGGAATTCACGGCCTACGAAGACAAGAACGAAGGCGACGAGAACTGCGACAAGGCTACCATCTGGGAAATCTATTCCAAGAAAGACGGACTGGTGTACGTCGTGTGCGACGGCTACCACGACTTCCTCAAGGAACCGGAAGCACCGGTCCTAGACCTTGAACGCTTCTGGCCGTTCTTCCCGCTGATCTTCAACGAAGTCGATTCCGACCGAGACGTCATCCCGCCTTCCGACGTCCGATTGCTGATGCCGGTGCAGAAGGAATACAACCGCGCGCGACAGGCTCTCCGCGAGCATCGCTTCGCCAACCGCCCCCTGTACGCCACCTACGAGGGTGCCTTGTCCGAGAAGGACATCTCCAACCTCCAGGCTCACCCGGCTAACGCGGTCATCAAACTCCAGAACCTGTCGCCTGGACAGGCCGTCAACTCCATCCTCCAGCCGGTCCAACACGCACCCATCGATCCTAGCCTGTACGACACGTCCATGCTACTGGACGACATGATGCGTGTGGTGGGTAGCCAGGAAGCTAACCTCGGCGGCACGTCCGCATCTACCGCCACGGAAGTCTCCGTCGCCGAAGGCAGCCGTATGTCCAGTCTGTCGTCCAACGTGGACGATCTTGAAGACTTCCTCGGCGAACTGGCGCGGGCTGCCGGCCAAGTGCTGCTCGTACAGATGGACCAGCAGACGGTGATGAAGATCGCCGGTCCTGGTGCCGTATGGCCGCAGCTCACCGCCAGCGAAGTCGCCCAGGAGCTGATGCTTGAAGTCGAAGCCGGCTCCAACGGTCGCCCCAACAAGGCGATCCAGATTCAGAACTTTGAGCGTATCGCCCCAATCCTGCTCCAGATCCCCGGCATGAATCCCGAATTCATGGCGAAGGAAGCCCTCAAACGCATGGACGATGGCATGGACATCACGGACGCGATCCGTGCGGCCTTGCCGTCCATCGTAGCCATGAACGCCCAGAAGCAGCTCGCCCAAGGCGATCCTGCTTCCGACCCGAACATGCAGGGTGCCGCCGGTGCGACTAACGTCGCTCCCGCTCCCGGCGCGCCTGGTGCGGACGGACCGACCGCTCCCGCGTCCCCTGCGGACATCCGCTCGCAGGGCGTCCAGTACCCCAACGCTTGATTTAAGATAAATCGTAGCGTATAGTAATCTCATGCCCGATCCAACCGAGCCAACCGACGCCCTCGAAACGCAGGACAACGCTCCTGTGCAAGAACCCATTTCCGCACCTGTACAGGAAACTGCACAGGAGCCGGCCGACGCTAAAGAAAATAGCCAGACTACCTCGTCGGAGTCGGGCGACCAGGACGCTAATAAGAAGCCTAAATCCCTGCTCGACGCGGTAAAACGCGCGGCGCAAGGATCGGCTGACGAGGATTCGTCCAACTCGGAAACCAACGGCAAATCCGCCTATGGAGAAGGAAACTCTACGCCTAGTCTGGACGACACAGCGAAGGGCAAATCCTCTCCGGAAGCAGACAAGAAACTGCCGTTCCACAACCACCCTCGCTGGAAGGAGATGATCACGGAGCGTGATGCATACCGCGCCGAATCGGATGAATTCCGAAAGGTCACTACCTTCATGTCCGCGAATGGTCTGTCCACCGATGAAGTCGCAGAAGGGTTCCAGATAATGGCCCTAATGAAGACCAACCCGGTCGAAGCCCACAAGAGGATCAGCGAATACAAGTCGCGGCTCGATGCTTTCGTCGGTGCGACGTTGCCCCCGGAGATCCAGAAAAAGGTCGAAGAGGGTTACGTCGATGAGGAAAGCGCGAAGGAACTTGCTATGCTCAAAGCACAGCACGGTCTTTATCAGCAGCAACAGGCGAGTGCGATGCAGCAGCGGGAACAACAGTCTCGCGGCAACATCCATTCTGCGGTGGTTGGTTGGGAACAGCAGATGAGGGTCAAGGATCCCGATTGGTCCGCCAAACAGGAGATGGTCATCGACCAGGTC